GTGAAACTAACTGTTTGTCATACTTATCTTCCTTTTTTCCTTTTATGTACTTAGCAAAGGTTCTCTGGGCAGGTAGAAGGCCGTGATAGAGACGATAAGTATCCTTATGGGATAGTAACACTATTGTGTATTTCTGTAACTGATTGATTATTTCAATTAGTTCCATTCTCATTGATAACCATCTATTAACTAAATAAGGAGAAAACTTTTTATGGTCAATATCTGTATATTCAGACCAAGCTTTCTTCTTATGAGTCATTCCATCAATAAAATCGAAAATAGTTGCAGGCTTCTTTGTCATAATTTATATTTTTGTTTATACTTTTCTATATAATGTTCTCCAATAGCTAATTCTAGAAAAACTGAATTTTCTGGTACTCCTGGAAGTTTCTTTTCGTTGACATAATCAACATTCTTATTCTTATAAACTTTCATTTTAGTTCTAGCATTTTTTCGATTAGAAGTTTTGAATACTAAAACTACTGGTTCTTTTGGATATGGAGCTCCCATTAGTTACTAGGGTTTACTGGTCTAAACTCTTCTGGGACATGGCCACAATCGTCACACCTAAATACTGGTATAGGGACTACTGTGTCTTTATCTGCGCCAGTTACAAATCTAGATACTTTGTTAATACTCATTACTTGACGAAAATACATTCCGCCACATTCTGTACAGATCATTGGTTTTAGATCTGCAGGATTGATATTTGGTTGATTTGGATTCATCATAATTCATTCATTAATTTAACAAACATTGACATAATATTAATTTCTTTATCAACTACATGAGAGTCAGTATATTGTGATTCTGCAATTATTAATATACAAGAAGCTATTGATCCAGTTGCAAATTCATCTAAATTTTCATAAAGATAAGTATAAAGAGGTGTAAAGTCTTTAACTTTTGAATCAGCAATAATTTGTCGAATATTTTTAAAAGTTTCTTTTTTATCTTTTGTATCCTTTAATAATTCAAGTAATTTAGTCATATAGTTAGCTTGTACAACACTGTTTTTATCTAATGTTAATTTACCTTTAACAACATGACTTTGTGCTCCATTAATAGCTCTACGAATATCTGGATATGAAGAATTTATAATAGCTGCAACATCTTTAATGTCATATTCAATTTGTTTTTCTTCTAATACCGTTACTAATCTTTGTGCTACATCTTTTTTCGAAGGAGGTGTTATTCCAAATGTTTGACATCTTGATTGTATTGGATCTATAATTTTTTCAACATAATTACATGTTAATATAAATCTAGTAGTTTTGCTATATGTTTCCATTAAGTTTCTTAATGCTGCTTGAGCATTAGGAGTTAAATAGTCAGCTTCATCTAGTATAACAATTTTCCATCTTTTAAATCCTACAGTAGATGCATATCTTTTTATTTTATCTCTTACTGCGTCTACTGAGTTTTCGTCAGATGCATTTATATACATTAAATCTGCATCTACATTATTTGCTATAATCTTTGCTAATGTAGTCTTACCAGTTCCAGCTTGACCATAAAATAGCAAATGTGGAACATCACCATTCTCAATGAATATTTTAACTTTGTCAATAATATGCTCATTACCAATATATCCATCTAATGTGTCGGGTCTAAATGCTTCTACCCAAAGTGTATTTTCTGTTACTCCAAACATAATTTATTTTTTTCCTGTTGAGCCAAATCCACCAGTTCCTCTAGTAGTATCAGATAATACTAATACCGATTCCCAATTTATTTGTTCAACTTTATTTAATACCAATTGTCCTATTCGTTCACCTTTTTCTAAGATAACTTTTTCTCCACCATGATTAATTAGAATTACACCAATTTCTCCCCTATAATCAGCATCTATAGTACCTGGACTATTTATAACAGTTATTCCTTTACTAAATGCTAATCCACTTCTTGGTCTTACTTGAATTTCATAGCCTATAGGAATTTCAACATATAATCCTGTTTTAACTAATAATCTACCACCTGGATTAATCATTGCACTATGATTTGATCTTACATCACATCCAGCACTACCTATAGTTTCATAGCTAGGAAGATCATTATCTGATTTATTTATTACTCGTACTTCCATATCAATTTTGTAATTGAACTAACCAATAATTTGAATCAAAGTCAGTACCTGTAAAATCTATTCTTGCTAATCCGTCTGATGATATATGCATTGTACCTTTGTCTCCTTTATTTGCAGTTAATACTTCTTTTAGTTTATCTGCAGAAAAACATATTGGTTCCATTGCATCGTTTCCACCATCCATTTCAAATGTAACATTATCAGAATTAATTGTTGTATAATTAATAATAAATTTAATTTTACCGTTTTGAACTTGAACTGCAAAATTCTTTGCATCAGGTAATGCATTCTTTGCTTTTATAAATTTATTAACAAATAATTCGTCAATATCAAATGTAACATTATATTCTGGTTCTGCATTGATTGCTGGAACAGCTGGTATAACAGAAGTATCAGCTAACATAAAAGTCATTGTTGTGCTGCCTTCTTTAATTTTCATTGCATAATTTTTGCCTTGTGCGTCTTGAACTTCAATATCAATTTTTTCTCCAACTGCAGATAACATTTTAGTTAATGCACCTGTATGATTGATACCTAATTCTCCTGACATAAATGGATCTGTTTTCCATTTAACTTTACCTACTACGGTTTGATCTACATCTATTAATTCACAATTAACAGATTGTCCATTTGCTTTAACAGTTACCGCTTCACAGTTACCTGCTAAATAGTATCTATTAATAAATGATTGTAACTTATTTTTTTCCATTGTTCTACCTTTTAAAATTTAAAAAATTTATTGAATTGATTTGCATCAGTAGTTGATATACTATCACCACCAAACTTTTTATATGTTTTCTTATATGTTGCATATACTTTCATTGCACTGTCTGGATCATCAAACATATCATGTAATGATAATATAACGTCATATAAGTCTTTTGGAATTGCTGTTTCTAACAACTCAACATGATTATTTACTAGTTTACTAACATCTTTTGCTATATCAACATAAAGATGTGTATTATGTATAACCATTCTAGGCATACCCTCTTGGCTATATCTATCTAAACCTTTATCAGTTTTACCACCTAAATAATCATATGTAAAATCTTTACAAGCTGGACAATCTAAACTACATGGGACGTATCTTGAAGTGTCAATGTCTACAGTTTTGTTTGTTCTATTAGCATGTGCTTTTCTTCTATATTCATTGTTCTTTGGAAAATATAATTCTGTAAATGTTTGTGTCTTATAATTTCCAGAATGAAGATATGTTCCAAATACAGGATATTGTCCTGGAGAACTAGAATCTGTTGAAAATAATACTCTGTTATTAGTTAATTTATTTATCAACTTTTGTAATGTTGCTAATATAAAAAAATCTGATATTTTTGATATGCCTAATAAATGTATATATTTAACATGATTTTTTTCAAACTCTCTTTCTTGTAACATTAATGCTATAACATACATGAAATCAACTAATTTTTTAGGACCTCCAATACACCATCCATTAAATGCAAAGTCTTTGAATTTATGATACCATTCTGCATATTCTTCTGTATATGTTCCTTGAATAACATTTAAAAAATCTGTCTTTCCGGTTTGTTTAGATTCAAACCATTTAAAATTATCAAAACTAATATCCATGGATTCTGCAAATCTATTTTCATATTTAGCTCTAGGTGGAATATCTAAATTTGCAGCTACATCTGAGTTGTGTTCTAACCATTCGAATATTCTTTCACGGATAGTACCATCCCATTTTAGGGCTCCTGTTGCTATTTGGAATCCTCCAGAATCACCAAAGACTAATACTTCATCATCTAATCCTAATTGATCACGAAAATCCATTTTCTTGAAATGATGACCAGCAGTTATAAGAAAATATGGATGTCTCCATTCTTCAGGATATTCTTTTGAGAAGAATCTACAGGTAGTTCCATCTTTAAATTTCATATTCTTTTTGAATGCAGACACCATACTACCTGCAGATAATGACGGATAATATATAAAATTTTTATCCATAATTAATCTGTTATTGTCCATGGCTTTTCGCCCAATTTATCTAGGTTTGCAAATATAAATGTTACTATTTCTGCAGATTGTTTATCCAAACAATTTTTATCACTTAATTGTTCTGCTAACGATCTAAACGGTGTTTCTATAGTAAGTCTAATTTCTTCTAAACCGGCTTTATCTATTTTCATACTATTCCTCTTTTTTATTTAATAAACTTTTACAATATTCAGCTTCATGCCAAACATTAATTTCTTGATTAATTCCATTTGCTACAATATATCCTTCCATTTGTCTACCTAAATCAGATATATCTACTATTTCATTATGTCTATTAGGAAATAACATAACATCACTAAATGTATTTAATGCTGATTGTACATCAAATGGTTTATACATTCTTTCTTCGTCTATAAATTCTGGAAATGATCTAAATTTAGGATACACAATATCTGCTCCAAATGCTGTAGCTTCAATAACAGTCCATGATACATAATCTTGTAATGCAGAATTGAATTGTATACTACATGTAGCTAATTCTGTATAATATTCTTCTTTAGTTAGACCTTCTAATAATTTAAATCTAGATTCTTTTTTAGCTAATGCTCTTAATTTATCAATAACTCCAGGTAACATTGATCTAAACTCTTTTCCTGATGTAGTTATGTGCCATTCCCAATCTGGATGTTGTTGTAAAAATTCTTTTGCTACTTCCATCATAAAAAATGGATTCTTTTCTTTGTCTAATCTACTAGAATAAACAACAAATGGTTTTCTTTGTGCTCCTGGATTATAGCTTGGTAATTTATCTAATGTTTTTTGCTTATGAATAGGCAATGAAACAACATGTATTGGTGCTTCAAATCCTGCAGCTCGTAATTGTTCTCTATGAATACTAGATCCTACAAATATACCAGTCATTCGTTTATCTAAACCTAATTCAAAACCTCTCATCCATGTTCTCATAGGATATGTAAAATCATATTCATCTACACTTTGAGCATGAAGCATTGCATATATTTCTAATTTAATGCCATATAAATCTGCTGCATACAAAATAGATCCAATACCAGGATGCCAATAGTCTTGTAAAAATATAACATCTCCATCACGAACTTCATCACGATTCATCATATCCAAAAAGTTGCTACATTGACTCATAGCAAATTTACCTCTACCTACTGCATCCAATACAGCTCCAATTTTAATTTGTTGATCAGGATCAAACTCTCCTTCTACATCAATAAATTCTAATTTACCAGAATCAATATATGGTTGAAAAGTTGCCGGCATCCATTCTTTAGATAACTGATATGTATATCTAGCCTTTAAAGGCTCTAATCCAAAATAAAATACTTTTTTCATATTAATAACCTAATTCTACTATTGCTCCATTCTCCCAATCTTCCCAAACTTCTACTTTATATAAATTACTATTTTTCTCCATAATCCAAGCACCAATATCTTCACAACTCATTCTACCAAATTCTAATATATTGCCACCAAAATTAGTTCTTAATTGTTTTTTTAATCTTCTTTGCATTAAAATAAACTCTTCATCTCTATCTGTATGAGTTACTTTTGCATAACATCGAAATCCAAACATGTGTCTATGTCTGTCAGATAAAAATCCTACTTCTGGAAATATTTCTTTAGCTTCTGGCCAACAATGAAATCCTTCCATACTAAATGATACGACTACTGAATACTTCATATTTCTTCATCAAATTTATAATTATCTGGACTAATCTCCATCATATTACATTTAGTTACTTGATGAACTCTATACCATCCAGCATCAATTGATAATGTATCAGTAGCCTTTAACATTTCTAAATAAGGATCAGATATTCTATATATGATATGACATCTATTAAATAGATCTGGTTTTATTGCTGTTAATGTTTCTTCATTTGCTTCTATAGTAACAGCACTATTAGAATTATCTAGAATCCATCTTAATGTTTCTAAATAATGTTCTTCTTTTAAAGATTTTTTCATGAATTCAATTGTAAAATAATAATGAGGATATTCATTAAGATTTTTAATGTCTAATCCATAACTATTTTTATTAGTGAAATCTAATTCTCTTACAAAGAAAGTCATAAGATCTGAATAACGACCTTCAACTTCTCTACCTTTCCATTGATTCTTACCGTACATATTTTTTATTTATTATAATTAATTTTATTGAATTATCCAAATGAAAAGAATTTATTCATGTTATTATTTTCAGGCAATTTATCCCAATTCATAGATGCATAAAAGTCATCTAACTTACCACGAATCTCTCTATCAAATATCTTATTTCTATCAATATATTGTTCTACAAACTCTGTTAATTGTTTAGGATCTTCATAACCTCTTAATGCAATAGTATCAAATCCCATGGAGTTACTTTTAAGATATGCCCATTTAATCTTATCTCCATTTTGTATTTCTGCAAAGTTTTTTGCATGTTTATTAATACCTAAATGTTTAAGCATATCATTGTAATTAATTGCAGATTTAACATGAACTGGTGTTCCTGATTGATATCCAGACAATGTTTTTCTTCCTTTTGTATACTTTGTAATATTCTTAACGCCTGTATTCTTCATTACATCTAATATTGGAGAATCTTGTATTTTGTTTTTAAAATCCATTATTAAATCAGTAGTATCATTTTTAGATTGTTGTTTTAATATATACCATAACGTTTCTTTCATTATAGTTTTAAACTCAGTAGGAAATGAGGATCTAACAACATCTAAACCTTTTATATCCATTTTATCTGTAGGTTTGCCTTCTTTAAAGATTACCCACTGAGCATATCTCTTTTTTGCTATCCATAAACCAGATTTTGCAACATATTCTTGTTTTATTTGCCATCTATGATCAGAAGTATTATGAAAATGAATTGCATATTGATCATACATTTTATTTACATAACTTTGTATTTCAGATGCTATCTCATTAGTTTTTTCAATCATAAATTTCTCATCAGACTCATCAAAATTTGGATATCGTTTTTCTATAAGAGGTAAACTAGAAACAAATGTTGAATCAGTATCCGTATAGAATGAAAATTCTGCTTTATTACCATTTGCATTAATAAAATAATCTTTACCAATTTCTTTTTTATAATATCCATTAATAACTTTTGCAGAAAATTTAATAACGCTTTGACCTGTTGCTGTAATAGCACCTGCATTGTCTAAATCATGAAATCTAAATGTCTTTAATCCTAATACTCCATAAAATGAATTTAATAATACTTTTTGAGTAAGTTGCATTGCATCATAAAATTTATATTTTTCACTACCTACTTCATGGTTATCACGTTCATTTTTAAATTCAACTCGTTCATCAAACCATTTTTCTAATATCTTTGGAAGAAATCCTTTTTGTTTAGTTGAATATATAGCTCCATTTGAAGCAACGGTTGAATTTGTTTCGATCAACCATTTTTTAAAGTCTTTAACTTCTATGTTAGAATTTCCATCTGATATTGTTACTAATATTGGCTCTTTCTTTAGCAACAGTTCTTGATTCCAATTTTTTGCTACTCCAACTTTAGTTTCTGGAGATATATTAAGACTCATAATTATTGATGGATATAAAGATGTTAAATCTAAATCATATATCCATTTATATAATCCTGGTATTGGGGGCATAACATATGCACCAGCTAATTTGTCTTGCTGTTCATCTTCTATAAATCTAAATTGTTTATTTGGCGCTACTAATCCGTTTCTTTTTAAATCTACAATAGCTGCGCCATCTAAATACTTAGATGCATAATAAACATCTTCATACGGAACATGTCCTTTATGGCATATAGTTCTTGCTAAATTAATTAGTTGTAATTTTTCATCTAACTCAAATACAAGATCAACATCAGTCATATTATATTCTATAAACTTATTAATGTCTGTAACAAATAAATCATCTAAATCTCCATCATATTCAATTTTGCCTTTTCCTAATTCAGTCTTACCTACTGTATCTAATCTATAATTAGGAAGTTCTGTATATGTAAAGTTTTTATATAATTTAATATAATCTAAACTTGACACTCCGTAAATTTTATAACGTTCACGATGTTTATTCCATTCTACAATTCCAGCTGGTGATAATTTATTTGCAGACTTCGGACCTAATACTTTTTTAATTCTATTAATAAGATATGGAATATCATATCCATCTGTATTCCATCCGGATATAACAGTAGGTTGTATTTCTGAAAAGTAATTGATAAATTTGATTAGCAAATTAGCTTCATTATCAAATACTTCAACTGTATAATTATCTCCATATATAATATCGTCTTGTAGTCTATTTTGTTTATCTAATACTAATACTCTTCTGTCTTTGCCAACTTTATCATAGTATGCAATCGAAGTTATTTCAGTTCTAACATCTTCTGGAGTTGAGTATCCATCTACATCTTTTGCAGTTTCAATATCAAAAAAGAAATCAACATGTCCTTCAGAAACTAAATCAGATTCATAATATAAGTCTATTAATGTTCTAACTTCTTCATTTAAGTCTGATTCATATGCATCTGAATTGTCTTTATGATTACCAGGTGTTTTTGATAATTTAGTTCCATTTAATGCAATATATTCTCCTGATGTATCTGGAAGATATCCATATGGTTTAAACTCAAATGTTTGATGACCTAATTTGTCATCCCATACATGCATTGTGTTAGTTCTTTTGTGATATGCTATATTTTGATACATTTATTGTTTTTCTGCTTTTTTTATATTATACATTCCGTATATATTAATTGATATAATAACAAAACTTAATACTAAGTGACTAAAGTTGTCAATAAAGAAATCATATACTATCCATCCAGTATCTCCTATAATCCATGCAATCATTGCATATATAGTTAATTGGCGAGCATTCATTATATAACCTAACAATACTAATGCAGTACTAATCCATCCTAATAATTCAATCATAATTATAATATAAGTAATTCTTTTTGTTTTTCCAATACTGGAAGAATAGCTAACTCTTTTGCCTTGGCTTCTACTACTATATCTAAATTATCAACATCATATGTATTAGGAGTATCTAAAATATAATCAGCGTGAGCTTGTTCTTTTATCTTTGAGAATTCTTTTTTGAACTTAGCAAATGTTGGCCATGTATCAATTTCTTCCCAACTAATACCATGCTTACTACATACTTCATTTAAGAATGATTTTTTCTCATTTCGTCTAGATTCAGAATAGTGAGTACATTGAGTAATACCATGTTTCTCCCACGTTTCACGAGCCATAAAGAATGCCTCACGTTCAGATAAATCGCCTGTACAAAAGGTATGATGCCAATAGTCAAATGTAATAGGAATATCAATTTCACGGTGTATAAGCTCGTATAGATGCCTTACACTGTACATAGATGCCTTGTCGTCATTTTCTAGAACTAATCTAGATTTACATGCATCAGAAAGTCGTTGCCATGACTTGATCCATCGCTTAGCAGTAGCTTCACGATCACCATAAGCACCAGCAACATGTATATTGATCTTGTTTTCATATGATGGTGTATATCCCATTAGATCAAACATTTGTGAATGTCGTTCTAATCCAATAATACTTTTTTCTACCACATCTTGTCTAGGCGAACCTAAGACGTGAAATGGTCCAGGATGGGTAGTGAGACGATGACCATGCTCTCTAGCATATTCTCCAGCTTCAAATAATTTTTGTGAAATTTTGTCATAGTCAGGGAGATCATGTAATTCATAATGATCATGCCATGGGAAGAGTTCTGATCCAACTCTGAATAATGTGATTCCATGTTCTTCATTCCATTTAAGATAAGTTAATAAATCAGTTGCATTCTCTAATGCTTTATCACTGATAAGTTGTAAGTTGTGTGGATACCAACTAGCTTTTCTAGCTGTCCTAGAAGTAGTAACTCTGCCACCAAGTTTTTTAGGTCTATTAGTTAGTGTCATATTGACACAGGCATAACCGTATCTAATCATATTTTTATTTTATAATAAGAAATAATTATCAATTATCCAAATTTATGAATATGATTGCAATAGCCTTAATACTTCATTTAGTGCTGAATGACGATGATTATCTTTTAAAGTAACAGCATGTACAAATTTTGAGTCTTTCACTTTGGGAACATCATGTATAGCTGAGTCATTGCCGAATTTTAAATCAATTTGTTGCGGATCACCAGTTAATATCATAGTTGAATTTTTACCTAATCTGCCTAATACCATTCCTAGTTGTTGTTTAGTTAGATTTTGAAACTCATCTATAATTACACATGCATCTTCAAACGTTCTTCCTCTAAAATGTGATAATGATACTAATTCAATATTTTCGTCATTTTCCATTTTTTCTAGTATATTAGGTTTATTATATACTTTTCTCATATTAGAACGAATTGGCACTAACCAAGGTTCCATTTTTTCATCTAATGATCCAGGTAAATAACCATTATCTTCATTTGATACAGTAGGTCTAGTAATAATAATTTGGTTAACATTCCGTTTAAAAAACATATCTAATGCTACTTGAACAGCTAATAATGTTTTACCGCTACCTGCTTTACCTATTATGAAATTATAAGGGTGATTTAATATTTCAGCTTTAGCTAGTTTTTGTTCTTCTGATAATGTGATATTAAATCGTATATTACCTTTTGGAGGATTTTTATCTTTATTATCTGGCATATTTTATATACTTTTTATTTTGATCTTTATGTCATGCGGCGCAGTTTCATTTCCTCCAAAATATGGCCATAAAGTATATTTACGACCAGTCCAAGAAGAACAATTTCTCTGCATTGTATCACAAATTCCATCTATACATATTATATAATTTTCATTTGCAAATGACATTTCAATGTTTATAACTTCATTAATATTAATTGTACTTATTGGCTGAAATAAAAAATTGCCATTTAAACGATTATAGGATAATAATTCTAATCCATTATTATATCTCCATCCAATTCGATGAGATGTTGTTGAATGATGATCTCCACAATCTGAAAATCCTAGTAATTTATTTACATCTAATTGATTTAATGGATTCGAAGTTTGATAAATTGCAGAGCTATCAAAAATAACTTGCCATTGCCATGAATTTTTTTTATTATCATTGCCATATAATTTATCTAGTTTACCATCTGAGTAATGACTTCCTTTGCTAATAGTATATGTTTTAAATCCATTTTCGTCTATTTTTTTACATGACGTAAACAAAAAATATAAAGACATTATTAAAATGTAATAAATGACTGTTACAGCAATTGCTTGCCCTTTTGGCATTTTAGATTTTATAACATTTTTATCTTTTTTTATTTTTAACATATTAGTTTGAAACCATGGATATTTCCATTTCTCTTACTAATATATATTCCGTGCCATCAAGTTTCACTTTCTTTTGAGCACCTGTATTATTTTTATGTATTAAAACAGTATCGCCTGGAGAAACTGACATTGGTATTCTATTTCCAGTTTGAGTAAATAATCCATTACCTACAGATATTACATTTGCATATATAAATTCTCCCTCAACACCATCGACTAGTATAATGCCACCTTTTGTTTTTTCTGCTTTTTCTTGTTCTTGTATTAAGACTTGATCTCCTATTGGTTTCATTTTCATAACTTTTCCTTTTATTTTTGTCCTGAGACTAATTTTTTCATTCTTACTATTATATCTTCTAATTCATCTATTAAAGATTCTACATCATCTGGGTCCATTGTTATAGCACAACATGTTTGTACATTTTCTCTTATCTCCTCTAGTACTTCTAATGCAGAATTAAATGATGCATTTTTTTTCATACTCCTCTTTCTGTATCATATGCTATTATATGATCTCGGCCGGTCATATTATAACCTTTTTCAGCTACCATTTCAAATACTAATGGATACATTTTAACTAATTGTTCTCTTGTATCTCCAGCCGGCATAACAAATGTCTTTTCTTTTGGAATATTCATTTCAACTCTAAATGCTTCTATTTCTTCTAGATTTTCATCTGTTCCATCCCATACTGGTTTAAAATGATAATCTTTATGATAGTCTATTGTTTTTCTAATAGCATCTTTATTTAGCCTTAGTCTATTATGTACTTTAATCATTCGTTCATCGGCGATAGCCCCGTTAGGTGTAACAGCACCAAGTACAGGCACACTATTACTAAATTTAGGACTAAGACTAATAAGATCCAACGGATAGTCTGTTTCAAGAAAGTGAGAACCTTCTGTCTCAATCGTAACCAAAATGTTTCTTTCATTTGCAAAATGTGTTATTTCATTTACTAAAGCAGGATGCATAGTAGGAGAACCACCTGTTAACATCATTTCTTTTACATGCGGATTTTCATCATATATTTTAATAATATCATTAAATGTAAATGTACCTTTTTCTGGATGTATACTTGTATACCAAGAATCACACCAACCACCTTCTCCAAAATAACATCTATGGGTACAGCCTGTAGTCCTAACTGCGATAGTAGGTCTACCAAATCTGCTACCTTCACTTTGAACACATCTATAAACTTCTAATACAGGTAGTACTTTATTATAATCTTCTATTCTTTTTAATCTACTTTTTATTTTTCTTTCAGAAGATCCAATTTCTCGCTGATAAATTGTTTTGCCTCCATTAGGAGATTCATATATTATATTATTCGCCATAATATGCTGCATTTTTTCTATGTTCCATAAATTTAACTTTAGTAACTCTTACTCTACCTTCAGTTTCGGCATGGACAAAATTATCTAGTTTATCGTAAATATATTCTGCAAATTTTTCTGCACCAGTTGCTTCAATTACTCGTAACTGGATTATTCCTTCTTTTGCTAGCTCTGAAAAATGTTCTAACTTAGGATCATCATGTGCAACAATAACTGTATGATCGAACATAAAATCCATCCATTCTTTAGGTGACATTCCTTCTATTGTAGTTTTAGCTCTTTTCATTCCTCCAAAATCCCAAACCCAATTTCTATGGTCTAATTCACCTTCAAAATACACTTTAAATGAAATTCCATATCCATGAAGAAATCTACAGTGTGTATCTTCTGCTTTCCATTGACGAAACACTGTACTAAATCCGTCAAATACTTTACTTGATTGAAATTTACCCATTATTATAACTTTTTACAAATTCATAAAATTCTGCTCTAGTTGCATTATCATTTTTAAATGCTCCTGTAAGCTTACTTGTCTTCATTGAAGCTCCGCCATGTTTAACACCTCTACATGAAACACAATTATGAGTTGCATCTATCATAACAGCAACACCATTACTATCATTAATAATAGTATCAATTGAATTATGAATTGCAACTGTTAATTGTTCTTGTATAGCTCCTCTTCTACCAAAATGCTCTACTAATCTATTTAGTTTAGACAATCCAATAACTTTACTGTCTTTACCTGGAATATATGCAACATGTACTTTACCCATAATAGTTTGATGGTGGTGTGAACACATTGAAGTTAATGGAATTCCTCCTTCAAATACCATACCATCATAACCATCTGATGGAAATGCTGTAATGTCTGGAGCTCCATTATATCTTCCGGCCCATAAGTCGTTTACATATGCTTTTGCTACTCTTCTTGGAGTGTCATTTGAATTTGGATCATTTCTCCAATCACATTGTAGTGCATCTAAAAATTCTCCATAAGCTTTTGCAGCTTTTTGAATCATTTCATTTTTTTGATAATCATCTAACGGACCACCTTTTACTACACCATTTGCAAATCCTTCTTTTACTAATTCAATACTTTTTTTAGTCGTCATATCTATGTTTTAAATCTTTTAATAAGTTTGAAATTGATTTAACTGTTTCTAAATTAATTGTTAACCATTTGTTATATTGTTTTTGTTGTAATATTAATTCACTACATTTTTCATATTCTTCTAGTTGTTCTCCAACTGAAATTAAATATGATATAAAGTCATTGATTGTTTTATTGTATTCTTTCATAACCTCATCATTTAATATATGAAGATCAATACTATCTTTTTTTGAAATTATTTTTACACATCGAAAAAACATGCTCCTATCTACATGAGATGGGTCTAAAAACATAAAACTCATTACTTTTTATTTTAATATAATAAATTAATTGATATTATCCAAATTAATATGGGCAATGATAACAACCGTTTGTACAACAATAACCACGCTTCAAATGATAGTTTTTTGTCATTATCATCATTCCACCTTCCCAATAGAAATCTTTTTGAGAATCAATTTGTTCTTTTAATTCTAATTTTGATATCCAATCGTCTGATCTCATTATTGTATCTCACACGCTCCACCAGCACATGCTAATTCTCCAGCTAAATCTGTTTCATCTTCAGTTTCAACTATTTTAGTTAAATCAACATCTTTCAACGTTTGCATTAATTCGTTATATTTGTCTTCTGTTATATCTTCAAATGGTGCTTGAGTATAAGTTCCACCATCATAAGGTAGCACAGATAATCCATTATAATGTTTTCTGTTATCCCACATCCAATCACCTGCTGTTTCCCACTCTTCAGCTTTCAAACTAACAGTAGCTGAAACGTTGTGAGTGTTAGATCCATTTCTGTGTCCAGGAACTACCCATTCCATTGCTATTTTCTTAATTCTTTCTAATAATTGAAATGGAGATTCTGTTCTTAATATAGCTCCATCTGGTGCTTTTTGTGGTATACTAATTACAGCTGTGTCATGAGGTCTAAAATATTCATCTTCAATTAATTCTGGATGATGTACACTTAAATGTTTATACATTGATTCATTTTTTCCAACTCTAACTCTTCTAATGTAATAATCATTATGCCATGCATGAATACCAGATGAAGTTCCTAATGCTAATGATGTTGTTCCAGCTGGTTTAACTGTCGTACATCTAGCTGCAGGATTTATACCAATTAGTTTGGCGACTCTTACGTTTTCTCGTTTTACTAGTTGAGCGGCTTTCTTCAAGTCGTAACCTAGAACGGTGCCAGAACCGATTCCCGTCATAGATACTCCTATTAGAGCATCTTTTTCTGTTGTTTCTCTCCATATGTCTCTTAAATAATGAAAGTCAGTGTAACCTGCTTGTAATGTTCCTATAAACGTAGCAGCTTTTACTCGTTTATTTAAATCATCCTGCGATTCTATGTCTGAAGCATTTACTTCGCACAAATTGCAGAATTGAAAAGGTCTTAATGCTATTTCACAACATGGGTTTGTTCCCCAGTCTTTATCATTGTTAAGATAAATACCTGGTTCACCTGCTCCTGATAACTCAACCCTTTTCCATAAATCCATAAAAAACTCTTTAGTTACTTTATGTCTCATTAATACAGCTGAATTATTAGCTCTGCCTCTTTGTGGTGATTCTTCCCACCAATGCCCTGCTTTACATCCTATCATGGCATCATCATCTGCAGAAAATAAACTAATTAAAGCAGCTCTTCTAATGCCTCCAGCTAAAACTGCGTCTGCTATATGACAAACTATGTCATGAGTTTCTAATGTTGATAATTTATCACCATCTTCTTTTGACTCTAATATGCCTGTTATTTTAAGAATGCATTCTTTTAATGGTTGTGGTCCTGGTGCTTTACCGCCTGATGTAACTAATTGAGCTCCTTTTGGTCTAATATCAGAAAAATCAAATTCTATTCTTGAACTTTTACCATTTAAATATGATTTCATTAACACTTTAATTGCATCTGCCCAGCCTTCGATGCTATCTCCAATTAAAAATCGTCTTTTTCTTTTTGGATATGGTTTATTAACTGGAGGTAAATTTGTTACATGGTGTCGTTGAACTGAATATCCTACACCAGTACCGCCTAATAATAAAAACATTGTTTCACTAAATGCATCAATATGATCAATAGGTAAGTAAGCACAATTGTAAACTCTATTAGGAGATATCTCAATTGGTTTACCACCAAACTGTAATGATCTCATAGATGGTAGTATTTTTTTGTCATAAACTAATTGATACACTTCTTCAATTTCATCTTTTAATTCAGGATATCTTTTAATATGCATTTGTTTATTTCTTGTAACTAACTCGTCCCAAGTTTCTCTTCTGTTTAATTCCGGTATAAATTTTGCATACTTCATGTATACTGTAATATCTGATAAAATTTTATTTGAAATGTTCATTTATGACTCCTAATTTTTTTGTTTTTAGACGAAAATAGGCCCTACGAAAGGCCTACATTTTAATTTAATATAAATATAAATACTATCCTAAACTTCCGCCCAAATCTTTAAATTTTTGTGCTAAATTTTTCTTTACTAATGTCTCTCCGGTCCGCATTGTCTGCGTAGTTTGCTTTCCTTGTGTAGTTTGTGGTTCAAAGAAATCAAATTGACCATTATTTGTGTTAATTTTACTTGGTAATGTAATGCCATCTGGGCCGAATCTATTCTTAATAACATGTCCTCTACCCGTTCCTGATAATTTATCTTCTACTTTTCTAGACAATGACATTAAGAAATCTGATACCATTACTTTACCATATGATGAAGCTATTTTATCTGCTTCAATTATATCATCTTCTAATGCAGATCTATTTGCTTGAGTTGCAGTCCAAACAGGAACTCCATATTCTCCAGCCATACCACGAAGATCTTCATATAACTCTTCCAGAGCTTCATGTTTATCTTTACTTGATACTTTTAAAAGATCTGCATAATCTACTACTATTAAATCTGGCTTATTTCCTAACATAATAGTTTTCTCAACATGGGCTTTAATACCCATAACACCAACTGATTTAGTTGGATAATATTTTATAATTAATTCTCCAGATATATCTTTTAATTTTTCTTCTATATCTTCTGTATAATTTTTTAAATTTTGAGCAGCAATACCTGTTATAACAGAATCATATCTTTGTCCTACATAATTTTCATTTAATTCTAACGTATAATGTATAACTGTTTTATTTTGTCTTATTGCATTTGCTCCAATGTTAATTAACATCCAAGATTTACCAATACCAGCTGGAGCCATTACTACGCCTAATTCTCCTGGAGCTAATCCGCCATCCATTAAATCATCTATTACATCCCACCCAGTAGTTACAGTATGTCTAGCTGCTTCATTATATCTAGATATTACATCTTTTTTATATTCATGTCCTATATCAGTGTCAGCGCCGGCTTTCATTGCTCCATCAATTTTACTTTTAATTTCATCATAATTACCCATTTTAAGTAATGATACTGAATCCATAATAGCTCGTTTTATTTCTTGATTTTTGCAAAACTTAAGTATTTCATCTTTTACAAACGTCAGGTCGTCTGACTCCATAAATCTAAATACTTCTTTTAATTGTTCTAATATTGCTGTTTTTAGAACATCATTATCTATCTCTGTAACTTTAACTTTTAATACGTCTTTTGAGGGAGGAGTTTTATATTCACGAAAATGATCTAATACTACTTCTAATAACCAACTGTTTGCGTCTGATTCAAAATAATCTGCTTGTATAATATCAGCAATTTGTTGAAGAAATGTTCTATCAACGAACATTGCTGCTAAAACTTTTATTTGAAATGACCACCCATACTCACTTAACTTATCTGTCATAAATTATTATATAAAAAATATGTATTAAATCCAATTATTTTGTTTTTTGTGCAAATGCACTCAATGATAACCATGTATTGTTTAACCAATCTGGCATATTTTTCATAACAGACCACATTTTATCTTCCATAAATAATTTTCTAAATTCTATTTTATCTAGTTCTGATATTTGTGATTCCATTATTTTTCTAATATTACTTTTTGTTTGAGCTGGAATATCTAATAGTTTTAGATTCATTAGTCTCCAGTTATCAGATATTATATTTTTATTATCTAATATCTTTTTATATGTTTTAGACTCATCTATTTTATCATTACATGTTTTCCATAATGTGTCTAATTCATATTCTTTTGTTAAATTTAAATTTGGAACATGTTTCAATAATGTTTTAGGTCCTATCCCATTTACACCTGGTATGTTATCTGATTTGTCTCCAGTAAACGATCTATACATAACATAGTTTTTAGGATGTACTCCAAATTCATTTAATACACGTTCTGTATCATACATTTTCTTTTTAATTGGAGACCATATTTCAATTTGATCATTAACCAATTGATAAAAGTCTCGATCTGTAGATACAATTGTAATTTTTTTACTTTTAGCTTCATACATTTGAGTAATATATGCAATAGTATCATCTGCTTCAATTCCATCCATAGATAAAAATGTAACAGGTAAAGCATCTAAGTATGAAACTAATCTACTAAATTGATAACGCATAGCTTCTTGCTCTTGTTCAATATTAGCAAAATGATGATCATGTCTTCGCAATCTTGTTTTATTAGCTCGATTACCTTTATAATCTTTATAAATCTTTTTTCTTCGCTTAGATCCACCAACTCCATCAAATACAATAATGCATCTAGAAGGCTTGAAATCTCTAACGCATTTGCCAATGCTATATAGAAATCCAGTAATACCTCCTATATGTTCACCATCTTCATTAGTTGAAGGAGTTGCTGAGAATGATCTAATAAAAGTATTGAGTCCGTCAAAAATCATAATATGATCATCAGGACTCTGATTAATACTTTCTTTTTCTTTTTGAAGTTGTTTAAATAATTTTTGATACTTATTCATTATGCTTCTTCATTTACAACTTCTTCGTCTACCACAACATCGTCGATACCGCCATCAATACCAGCACGATATTTAAAAATATATGCTTCGCAAATTCTATTATACAATCTATCTTTCATTTCAGGATTTTGTATTACTTTTTCCATGAAATCTTTACTTTGAAATTTAATAGTATCTAGAACTTCTCCAGTATCTGGATCAACATCGTCTAATGAATACCAAGCTCCTGATTGAGAAACTAATTTGAAATTCTTCATGATGTTTAACCAACCTCCATAGTTGTCAATTCCACTATCATAATATATTTCATAATCAATTTTTCTATTAGGAGGACCCATTCTATTTTTTACAACATGTACATTGGTTTTATTTCCAACTACTTGATCAGCTCCATTCACTCTAGCTTTAATCATCCCGGTGTTTTTTAACCGAAGTCTAACTGATGAGTGAAATGGTAATGCTTTACCGCCTGCTGTTGTCCATGGATCTCCAAAAGATACGCCTAATTTAGTTCTCAATTGATTTGTAAAAATTAAACATATTCTTTCTCTTGCTATCCAATTAGTAACTTTCCTCATAGCTTTACTTAATATAATAGATTTGGAAGTTGCATATCCATCCTTATCATATTCC